CTCATAGCGTCACCAATGTCCCACCGCTTTCAACGGTTAATGTAACACCACTAGCCACAGTAAACGGACCAGTTACATTGGCGTTCTCTGTAGCTAAAATGGTTGTATCTGCTGTAAGGGATTGTGCGTTGGTACGGAACAGACCACCAGCCTTGAAGTTACCCTTGTTCTCAGCGGCTGGTGTGACAGTGCCTACTTGAGGAGATAAGTAATTTACAAAAATATTGCCTGTACCAGAAGAAGGCGCGGCAGTAAAAGTTAACGTAGTACCATCAGGAATAGTATAAGCATTGCTATCTTGAACCACTCCATCTACAGAAACAAGTACATCTTGCACAGAAGATACTGCGGTAGTTAAAGTAAAAGTTGTATCACTGCCATCACCATTAAAGCGTTGTACAACAGGGGTGCTTTCAAAAATCGTAGCAGGATTATTCCCATAATACGGCATTAGGTGATCTCCATTATACTCGCTACTGTATCCAAACTATTCGCAGTATCTGATTGCAGAATCAAGCTGTGGCCTGTTTCCATAACGATTTTGTTACCACCCATATACTCAAAACTAGACGCGGCAGGGATAGGTATATCTTTAGCAAGATGTACAACCTGTCCAGCATTGAGTTTTATATCTACAGTGATTTGGCTAGAAGACGTATTCGACAAAGTCAAACCAATAACAACCGTAGTAGTGCTACTAGGTACAGTGTATACCGTCATATCACTATTAGCTGTAGTATTAGACCCATTAAATACTTTGTTTTTAAAGGTGTTAGCCATTGCTACCCCCTATCAAACATCGTCTAAGAGAGCGGCTACAATACAAGTAACAGTTCCTGTAGAAGATATTGCATGAACATCAGCTACTGTGGCATTAGGCAATCTAGCAAAAAATGTTTCAGAAGGACCTACTGTAACTCCATCGCCCGCAGAGCTAGAAGCCGTTCCCGCATCAAACACCATAAAAATACTTGCTGTGGTACTTTGATTTTGAACAAATAAGAACTTTATCTTATCGCCTGTCGCTACAGCGGTAGGGGCTGTATCATCATCTACTGCTGTATAATCAAGAAAATAACCAGCTATCAAATCGGTACTAGCATTAGAAACACTAGTCAATTTGTAATACCATTTATCATTAGCATCTGCTGGAGCTACCGTTAAACTCCCTGATAAAGTGGTTGCTATCTCATCAGGCAACATTGTTGCTGAAATAGATACACTTGCTGAATCTGCCATTGTTAACTCCTATCCTAAAGCTATGGCTAACGCGGTCGCAGTGCCAGCTACTCCAGCACTACTCCCTAAATTAAAAGTAGAGGCAACACTTGTAACTGCTCCCCCTGACCCAGCACCGTCACAAAAAACAATGTCTGATGTCCCATTTGGTATTGATACTGTTGCACCCGACCCTTGTTGGATAGTAGCACTTCTACCACCAGTTAAAGAGTTTTGAATGATAAAAAACTTAGCCGCTGTATTCGGAGCAATAGTTACGACATTTGTGCCACCTAAATCAGAACCGCTATCTTTAAGGTTGATAACAGAAAACATTCCTGTCTGCACATTACTTTGCCCAGAAGTAGGACTTGCGGCTCGTATCGTTAAATCCGTAGTTAAATCAGAGGCCGTTAGATCAGCCGCACCTGTTATACGGTCAAAAATATCAAAGTTAAAGTTAGTGACATCGCCCCAAGTACCTGAGAGTTCACCAGAAGCTGGTTTTTCTATACCTAGATTTGTACTGAATGAACTAGCCATTTACTGCTCCTATGCCGCTATCTCTATCCAATTTGGAGTTTGAGAAGGAGTTTCCTCCGACCAAGCAGTTGTCGTTACCGTAACCGTTGTCCAATTTGGATTCTGGCTAGGAACGATAGCTGAGTATATTTGAACTATACCAACATTTCCTGTTCCTGCAACCCCTGAAACATCAACTTCTATAGAAGGCACAGCATTTACTGAGCCAACCGCGCTTGCCGCCGCTACTCCTGTAACAGCAAAAGAAGACGTACCTGTAACTGTTAAAGAACCAAGTGCGCTTGTCGCCGCTACTCCTGTAGCAAGCACCAAAGCCGAACCTGTGATTGCTTCTTCACCAAGGCTTGTTGTAGCTATCGCGCCAACACCAACAACATTTGCAGAACAATTTGTTGCTTCTTCACCGAGTGCGCTAGTGCCAGCTACCCCTGTCGGCACGAGTAAAGATGTACCTGTAACAGCTACTGAGCCAACCGCGCCTGTAACCGCCACACCTGTTGGAGTGACTAAGGCAGAACCGATGACTGTTTCAGAACCTAAAGCAGAAGTAGCGGCAACGCCTGTTACCGTTACTAATGCAGATGCTATAACAGATTCAGAGCCTAAAGTTGTAGTGCCAGCTACCCCTGTGACAACAACGGGTACGGCTTGGCTCCAAGCCCCTTGATTCCAAGTTCCTCTGCCCCAACCCGTGATATTAGCCACAGTATTACTCCATTACGCTATACGGATAATGGCATTACTCGCATCTGCTGTAGGAAACTGAATAGTAAACGTCCCAGAAGTAGAGGTTTTGTTAGAGGTAAAATCTAACACTGCTACTGCTTTATTACTATTTGTATCATTATAAATCAAAGCACCCATTGCTGTAATAGTAGCAGTGGTGAAACTCAAATCAGCAAAATCAGTAAGTGCAGTAGTACCAGAAGCTGAAGGGGCTACTTTTGTAAGAGTTCCCCCACCTGTAGCATATGTGCCACTTGAAGCGACTTCCCCTGTTGTGACAAAAGCTGTTGTTGTAGCACCTAAAGTAGCTGTGGTGTTTGATTTACCCCCACTACCTTCCGCATACAATGCCAATTTAAAAGCATTACCATTTGTCGCAAAATTGTGTGTACCTGTTAAAAGCTCTGTTTTAAACGAAGTACACAGTGCTTGTGCAATAGCCATTAGAGTCTCCCTATAGCTTTAGCTAGTTCCAATTGACCAGCTTCACGAACCTTGACGCAAATACTAGCACGTTCTTCTTTCTTCGCCAACTCTATATAATATTGTGCTAGATACCTAACCCTATCTTTAAATGCTTCAGCTTGTAAACGAATAGGTTCTGGAGCATCACTAGAAACATAAAGTAGCTTATTAGCTAACATATCAGCGATTTGGTCATTAGATAAACCACCTTCATCAGAAGTGATTATATTAACTGCACCTATAGTGGAAATTGATTCAAACATTATCATGCCTCCCAAAAACAACAGGGTCACTTTCTATGGGCTCCGGAGGCGCAAATTCAGATTGTTTAGCTATCAAAAGACCACCTTCTTGCACTGTTTGTACTAAAGGGTCATCAAGTCTATGATAGCCGTACAATTTTTCATTGTCCGGAACATTAGTATCTAGCAAACCAGATTTACTAGCTATTTCTATTTTTATACCTTTTGATACAGCAATAGCACACCAAAACTCAACACATGCCCTGCCTGATTCAGCCATGTTTACATTTTTGTAAGTGAAGTCTATACCGTATAGACATATCGTTTTAACTTTTGACCAAATTGCATAAGCAACTGCATACGCTACAGTATTGTTGAAATAACAAAATTTTAATTCTGTTGCTACTTCCTTTAAAGGATACAGCTCTAACTGTTTAACTCGTTTATCTAACTGGCAAGTTATAATAGGTTTTTTATTTTCTTTTAAAAATTTCCTAGCTATCCCTGTTTGGGTTCCCGCATTTTCAGTATCTAAAAATCTAGAAACAGGATCCATCATAAACGTCTTATCAACGTGTATGATCCCACCTATACAATTTATACCCCATATTTCGTCAAATTCTTGAGACGCTATTCTAGCAGAAGCATAATCTGAAAAGCTTCCACCAAGACCAACTATAGCTATTTTCATGTTCTTGCCCGACTAGGTAATCCTTGTCTATACGCATCAGCATTTTCGCGAGCTTCTGCTAAATCTTTAACCCTGCCTAATGATTCTATAAAACGACCATTATACAAATCCATCATATCTTTCTCACCTTTCATAAAGGTGTATGCTTCTACTAAACAGCCATACAGCATCGTATTAGGAGCATTTTCACTTAAATAAGTAAGAGTAGTATCATCACTGGTAGAAACTACTGTCCCTGTTGCACCACTGGTACTACCAGTCACTGTTTCACCCACAGTAAAATCAGTACTTGGTATAATAATATCTAAAACAGCCGCGCTAGTTATAGAAGATATAGTGGTTGTTGCCCCGCTCGTGCTACCTGTGATTGTTTCGTTAGCTTGAAAAGTACCACTCACACTACTTACCGTTAACTCAAACTTACTTTGGGTAAGGCTAGTTGGCCTGTAATAATAATGGAGTTCTGAACTAAATGCGGCATTTGGGGTAGGGGCTAAAATAAAATTTTGGTAATCATAAACTGCATAATATTTAGGAACACCTGTAACAGAAGAATCAGGGTACGCTTCTTGCAAATAATTAACATCTTTTTGCAACAAAAATTCTTTAGTAGAACTATTTGTAATACTGACACTAAACGCCGCTAAAAAATCTGTTGGCATACCTAAAAATTGATTACCAGAAGATAGCGCACCTGTGGCATTTTTACGGAATACTTCTAAATCCACCGTCGTAAAAATGCGTTGTTCAGTTGCTTTTACAAAATCAGATAGATGAGACACAAAAGAAACTTCTGTGTTTTCTGTGTAATCTTTTATAGCTTTTTTTAATTCTGTATAAGTAAAACTCATGATATAACCACCGTAACTGTGCCGACACTAGCGGTCAACTCGAAACTGTCTAATTGTGTTCCAATTAATCCTAAACCAACATTTGTATAAACGACAAAAGGATTGTTATCTTCTCTAACGTCTATCCTAGGCTCATGCAAGCCTTGCGGCTCAAACGGAGGAGGGGTTGGGTCTAGCTGGGGGTGTTTCGGTTCAAAACAATCACGACAAGTTTTCAAACCTGTCCATTCTTTGCGTAATTCTAAGTAACGATAACGCTGACCGCACCTATCGCATATCGCAAGTGATTTTTTACCGATTGCATATTTCATGTGATAAAGGTGTAGTAATCCCTGCTAGGTGTTAAACTTAAAGTAGCGCGATCACGGTCTTCTGCCGCCGCTCTCTCAAACTCTTCTTCATAAACAGCTTTAAGAACTTGTATCCGCTCAGGAGCTTTTTTCAAAGCTAAATAGTAAGCTAATCCTGCGGCTAAACATGGATAAAACCTAAAGGGAACATCCAACGTATTAGTAGCACTATCTGCATCATCCATACGAACTAATCTATCGTAAACTAATGTGTATGTATCCGCACTATCAGGAGTAGGCCACAGTTTTACTATTGGGTTAATTTGTCTATCTACATAAAACTGGGTAGGTCTACCTGTTGTGTTTTTATTAGTTATACTAATGTACCCATCACGACTTAGTCGGCTAAGAGATATATCAGATTGATTAGTTCCTGTTCCTGTGCGTATTACTGCGCTTAAAATATCGATAGTATCTGCTCCAAGCGTGTAATCAGCAGTTCCAGAAGTTAAACTGGTAGAAGTTTGTGCCATAGTCCAACGGTTTAAACCCCTGTTCGCCCAATCTGCTAACATAAGGTTTAAAGAGCGGGTGGCTGTTCTAAGGTCGTAGCCTGTCCTAACCTCTAAGCCACAACGCTCAAAAGCCTCTTCAACATAATCAGCTACATCTAATTCAAAATCGTTGGAACCTGAAACAGCCATTTAACTCTCCTATGAGTTAGGACCTCTAACTATTTTGCCGCCAGCCGCGCCACCTTTAGACATCATTTTACGTTTGCCGCCCATTGCGCCACCTTTGGATTTCATCATGCGTTTACCGCCCATAGCACCGCCTTTGGACTTCATCGCACGACCGCCTTTAGCGTAATTCTTTTTCTTCATCGCCATTTTCTTGTTCCTCTTCAGCATAAAGATTATCGAATATCTGATTCACATCCATTGTATAGTCTAAATCAGATTTTGAATAGTGTGTGTGTTGAGAAGGTTTAAAATCAGGTGCGCCTTCCCCTGTTTCAAACCAAGCTGGGTGCGTGACTCTTACACGATTATTAGGCAAAGCCACTATATTACCTGTCCATTCACCCGCATCTAAAAGTTCTAGCACATGGCTTTGTTTGTGCTGAGCGGGGTCGTCTGCTATCTCGCTGTCTGTATAATCTACCGTAAAATAATATTTAGCGGGGAAAAACTCACCATCAATTTTAGCCAGCCAAGGGCAAGGAGTAGCCCTATTTAAAACATAAACAGAGTGAGTATGAGACATACAATCCCAAGGTTGTGCCGCATGAACTGGCATAGGCTCTGCCCATTCATCAAAAGGTGTATCGCCAACTAACGCAGTTATAGGCATTCTTGCCCACATCGCACCGCCATGCACATTTGGTTCATTTTCCATATCTGCTTCACATCCTGTGAAAATAACTTGGAAACTCAAACATCTATTTGGCATGGTAGTTACCGCGATAACCATTGCATGTAAAAATTCACCATGATGTCTTTCATGGTTGCATGTATATTCTCGGCGCACCCAACATTTAAAGTAGGGGACGTTACTTGTAAGATAACTCATTTTTTTGCTTTCGGTTTTTTACCTTTACCAAAAATATGTGCATCTACTTTTGCGGCCTTCCCTCCTGTAAGCACACTGTTTACTCTTGCCATCGCCCATTGGTTAGGAGAAGTTCCTGGACGGTGACCAGTTTTATACGCGGCAAGACCTTTACGATACACTTGAGCTAGCTGACCAGCCGTTACTTTTTTACCTTTTTTACGGGCGGCTTCTGCTTTTTTCGCTAAAGATTTTTTTGTGCTTTCGTTTAAAGACATATGATTACGCTTTCTTTGTAGAACCAAATCGTTTTCTAAAAGCCTTAGTGTATTTTGATTCTTTCGTTTTTCTGCGTTTACCACTTTTAGAAAAATCAGTAGAAAATTTGTAAGCACTAGGGTCGTTATCTTTTTTCTTTCTGTTCTTTTCTATCTCTTTGCGTCGTTTTTTCTTTTCTTCAGGGCTTAACCCAGCAAGATATTTAGCTGGGATTTTTCTTTTAGGGTTCTTTTTACGGCTAGCGGGAGATTTTTTAATCTGCTGTGCCATATTACCTCTCGCTATAGTCATTAAAACAACCTAGGAACTGCCGCCGCCGCAATAATTAAAATAGCAATACCCCACAACCTCATGTCTAATTTATCAAGTTGTTTTTGTATTTGGGCGTAACGCTCACTGCAATCTGACTCATGTTTTTCTAATAACTTTAGAACATCATCTGCTTTCATTTTACCACGCCTTACAAGACCAGTACCGCGCACTAAATTTATCTTTAGCACTAGCACAATTATGACGAGCCCTGAAAGATTTGCGCCTCGCAGGAATATCTTTTTTAATACTCATATTAGGATCCCCAAATCTCACCAATTTTACTTGGTCGCCCTTTTTAGCCAACACTGCTGACTTTTTAGGACCTTTAGGGGTGCGCTTTGGTTTATTAAATCCAGGAAAAGTTTCTCCTCGGTAAGTTAATTTACCAGAAGGGGTTCTTTTTACATCCTTCGCGCTAGGCATTACGACAAGAATACCGTAATAGAATCAACCGCTGTTAGGGTAGTAAGTGTTGGACTACTAGAACACCTAATACCTTCATCAGGAACATAAATTGAATCTGTTTGGCCTGTTGTTGAAGTAATATCTAAAACAGTTGCCCCCGAAGCACCATCTTTAATAACAAAAGCTGGAGAGCCTGAAGAATTCGTTTTTATATACACACCTCTGATCCTAGCGGGACCAGCAAAAAATGCACCTGTTGCAGTTCGTGTAATAGCTTTTACATCTGAGCCAGCCATATTTTTCTCCTTTTTAAAAGAGAGGGGCTAACCCCTCTCTATTGTACACTAAGCAATCTGAACATACTCAATGATAAAGGTGAACGATCCTGCTGTTGTTGCGTCCACAGTGTTTGTAATGTTGCAGAAAATATTTCTTGCGGCAGAAGTATACTGAGGAGAAACTGGAGCGGTAGCCGCATTCTGTGTTGTCGCAACTAATGTGGTGGTTGTCACGTTGCCGATAACAACAGTTGTTCCACCATCAAGGATTTCATCAGTAATTGCCGCAACAATCTGTGCGCCAGAGCTAGATGTACCAACTTCGTAACCAATATCGCCTGTTCCAATAACTGGAGAAACATCACAAAAGATTTTAATGTCAGTGAGGATTGTGTTTGCTGGCTGTACAAATGTAGCAATAGTCGGGCTATCACCTGCTGTAGTGTTTACTGTCACACCAGAAGCGTAACCAACGTGCTTGATGTACTTATTGGTGAAAACACCAGTAGAAGCAATAGAAGAAGTTTCAGTTATCGCACCTGTAGTGCCGTCTTTGTTGATAACTTTAAAACCGTTTTCGGAGCGGACTGCTCCGTTAAAAGTAGTAGTAGCCATTTAAGTCTCCTGTCTTGGCTAATGTCAACCACCCAATGTGGTTGTCAGGACTTGCAGAAACTATAAACGAAAAAAGGGCGGCTCGCAAGCCGCCCTTTTCATTATCTGATGTATTAGGCTCCAGGAGAACCGAATACACAACGCGGATCTGAAACACCAAAGCTATAACGCTCACGAGCTTTATAGCGGACGTTACCTGTATCAAAATCGCCTTCCATGGAAGTCTTGATAGCCGCACGTTCAAAGTGCTTAAAGCCGTTAGGTGCATCTGTTTTAATGAAGAACGCATCTGTATCGGTTAGGAAGTGGTTGACCACATAACCGTCAGGTAGCATACCCATATTACGCATTGCATTAACGTCGTTATCTGCTGTTCCAGGACGAAGATTAGAAGCCATCAAACGCTCAGCTACAAACTGAAGTGCTGGTGGAATAATCAACTTACGACCCTGTAGGGCAATTTTCAAACCACGCTCATCGATAAAGGCCGCAATATCAATTAGCGACTGCTCCAAAGATGTTTCGTTAAGGTCTGCTGGTGTGCTGAGCTCGTTACGCAAATTACCACCGCCATTAGTCGGGTGGTCAGTTGCACAAAGCTCTTTACCATCACCAAGAGTTACAGCACTGTTAAACGCATTGTTTAGAACAGCCGCCGCTTTAACTTGCTTGGTATTCGCCATAGAACGAGCCAACGCACGAGTGTAACGAGAACTCAAGCGGTCATAAAGGTTATCCTCTACAGCCTCTTCAGTAATCGCAAACGCCAGAGCGATTGTTTCGTGTGTATAACGAGCGGTAAATGATTCGTTTGCAGTATCAAATGAAACTGCCTGACCCTCACCCTTTACAGGTGCGGCTCCGAATCCTGACAACATAACCTCTTCTTCAAACGCACGGTCTGAAGATTCAGTTTCGTAGATTTCGGCATGCTCATTGTCATACCGATCATACTCCAATCCGAACAGGGCATTAAGTCCTGGCTCGAGTTCTTTAAGGAGTTGGGATCTTGCAATAGCCATATCTAATTACTCCTTATAGACCAGTTGTTGCGAGGTGGAATGGGAGATTCAGCTTAACTAGAGCAACAACACCAGCGGCGGCATAATCAATATCAGCGACATCTTTAAAGCCGATGATACGGAAATTATCCGTAGCTGTAGTTGCACCAGCAGAAGCTACAGAAAGCTCTCCACTTGAAATTCCATTAGCCGTTTCTGAACCAAACCCTGCGCCTTCAGCATTTGAATGAATCAAAGCTGTTGCCGTAGCTAGGTTAGTCAAAGTAGCATCACATTGTACTTCGTATACTTGAGTAGGATCATCGTATACAAATACAGTTGCTTCTGTACCAGACTTCAAAGTTGAAGTTCCCGGATAATGGTTAGAGAAAGTAGGCGTACCGTCAAGAGCGATATATTCGCACCCTGCCATAACTCCTAGAATCGCCACTGAACCACCGTCTGCCGCACTTACGTCTACAAGACCGTTAGTAAGAGGAATCACCATATCACCTTGATAGATGGCTGATGAAGATCCTGCTACACCGTTGATTTGTACTTTGTAAGGTGTCATCCCATTGCTGTTCGGCGCTGACCCTAATTTGTTATGAGGACGCAAACCAAAAGGCGAATCAATGTTTGCCATGATTTTAGTCTCCTAAAAAATTACTCGGAACCACTGTTGGAACCGAAGGTTACACGAGATTGCCTATCAGGTTTACTAATAGGCATTGATGGATGTTGTTCCCTCATAAGATCATTATCTACAGCGTTCATTTGGTCAGCTGTTTGCTGACTATAATAGTCCGTGCGCTGTTGTTTTGTTTCTAGTGGGAACCTTGCAAGCACCAGACCGCCTACACCAATCACGCCAGCATGTTTACCATCCTGAACTGTAGGTGCTTCAAAATCTGGGTACTCATCAGCGCGAACTAATTCAAAGCCTTCGCGTAGGCGAGCAGATAGGTTTTTCTTATCATCGTAGCCCATGACTGATTCACGGATCCAACGATGAACAAATCCTTCTGGAGGATTTGGGGCGTCTAACTGAGACGGAGGTCGCCACGGTTTAGCGCGGCTTGTTGTTTCCCTTGTTTGGGAAGTGCGTGGGCTTCTATCGGTCATAATACCTTCCTCACGAATTCTGCATACGAAGGAGTTGCTTCGCATACTGTTCATTAGTTATACCAAGTTTGCGAGCTATTGCAACTTGAGATTCGCTTAACTTTACAGATTTTTTATTAGAACGCTGAGCTCCTCTGTTAGCCCCTGCTACTGCTGGACCAGAACTTCGCGCTGTTTTACCGCCAAATTTATGCGGGAAATCTTTTTGAATGCGGTCATCAAGCTCTTGGTAGTACTCATCACTTTGGGGGTCAAACCCTTCTTCTTCTACCAATTTTTTATGAATACTGAACGCAGTCAACGTCATAGGTTCATCTGTGCCAAACCACTCATTTTTATCTGCCCATTGCTGGGCTTTAGGGTCTGGTGTAGGTTGTGGGGCTTGAGGTTGCTGTACTGCTTGTGGCTGTGGAGCTACAGCGGCTTGCTCACGTTGTCTTTTAACATATGCTAACCGTTCTGTTTCATGGGCTAATTTAGCTAAGTTTTTCTGAGCATCAACTTGACCATCTACATCACCTCTGTCAATAGCATCTCGCAATTTATTTTGTAGAGACTCTTCTTGATAAGTAACCCTTGTTTCAAATTCATTTACAAAAGATTCATCTAACCCTTTAGTGCGTTGAGAAGACTCTTCCAACTGTTTTTGAACAGACTGTGCATATTCCAAAGCGGCTTTTTCACGTCTTTCAGCTTCTCGCATTTTAGCCGTCAGCTTACTAATACGTTTTTGAACACCATCGCTATAACTGTCAAGCTCATCGCTAGAAGATTCTTGAGTAGTAGGCTCTTCTACAGCGGGTTCTTGGCTATCCGTTTCAGTTTCGGTTTCGTTTTCTACCTCTACTTCTAGCTCTTCTGTTTCTTCAAACAGTTCTTTTTGTGCTTCTTTAGGCATGAATTACTCCATGGGTTAAATGTGTAGGATGTCTTCTGGGCTAGCAATACGAGCTAAT